AGAGCACCTCCGATATGTTTATTTTTGGTCATTTAAACAATATCATTTTTGTGCTCTCTTTTCAATATTTTATTTTCAATCTTCTTGTGACATATCTATTTTAAACCTATATTCCAGTATTTATACAGTTTTCAGATATTCTTCTAATTCTGATAATTTAATCTTTTTAGCTAAATTAGAAATGTAAACATCATTTGAATAATTGAAAACTAGCAATGTAATGTCTTTAATTATTATTCTATGTGGCTCAATATAGGAAAGATTTGTTTTATCTAGTTTTCTAATACTTCCATTGATAAATACCGGCTTAACCTTAGCAAACTCACATATAAATTCAAGTCTTTGCTTTAAACATTCCTCAAATTCTAATTCTTCTTTAATTATCTTCATAAACACCATCCTTTCTTTTTCGGATGATTTTAATGTTTTTAGACAACAAAAAAATCAACCAGATTATTTCTCTGATTGATTTTCATATCTCTCTGTTCAATTTAGTTCGAACAGATTCGTCATTGGTGCCAACAGGCAGAATCGAACTGCCGACCTACGAGTTACGAATCCGTTGCTCTACCAACTGAGCTATATTGGCATAACTCTGTTTTACTGTATAATTATAATATTTTTTCTTATAAAAATCAAGAAAAAGATAATTATTTTATCTTATAAAATAATTATCTTTTTTATAATTCACTTCATTTTTTAATACATTCCATCCATTCCTGCTGGCATTCCACCTTCTTGTGATCCGCAATTACAATTTTTTGGTTCTGGTGCATCTGTTACTAAACTTTCTGTTGTAAGTACCATTGATGCGATAGAAGCTGCATTTTGAAGTGCACTTCTTGTTACTTTTGTAGGGTCTACAATTCCTACTTTTTTCATATCTACATATTGTTCATTTGCAGCATCAAATCCTATTCCAGCTTCTGATTCTTTTACTTTATTTACAATAACTGCTGGCTCTAATCCTGCATTTACTGCTATTTGTTTTACTGGTTCTTCTAATGCTTTTAATACAATTTGAGCACCTAATTTTTCTCCATTTTCTAATGTATCTACTAATTTTGATACTTTTGGAATTACATTAATTAGAGCTGTTCCTCCACCACTAACAATTCCTTCTTCTACTGCTGCTTTTGTTGCAGATAATGCATCTTCAATTCTTAGTTTTTTGTCCTTCATTTCAACTTCTGTTGCTGCACCAACTCCAATAACAGCTACTCCTCCTGCTATCTTTGCTAAACGTTCTTGTAATTGTTCTTTATCATAATCACTTTGTGTTTCATTAATTTGTGCTTTTATTTGACCAACTCTATCTGCTATTTGTTGTTTGTCTCCTGCTCCATCTACGATAATTGTATTTTCTTTTTGTACTTTAACTTGTTTTGCTTTACCTAATTGTGCAATTGTTGTATCTTTTAATTCTAATCCTAAATCAGAAGTTATTACTTCTCCTCCTGTTAATACTGCTATATCTTCAAGCATTGCTTTTCTTTTATCTCCAAATCCAGGAGCTTTAACAGCTACTACATTTAGAACTCCTCTTAATTTATTTAAGATTAATGTTGATAAAGCTTCTCCTTCCATATCATCACAAATAATTAGTAATTTTCCTGATTCTTGCATTAAACTTTCTAGCAATGGTAAAATTTCTTGAATATTGCTAATTTTTTTGTCTGTAATTAATATATATGGATTATCTAAAACCGCTTCCATTTTCTCTGTATCAGTTGCCATATATGGTGATAAATATCCTTTATCAAATTGCATTCCCTCTACTACATTTAATTCTGTATTTGATGTTTTAGATTCTTCTATCGTTATAACTCCATCTTTAGAAACTTTTTCCATTGCATCTGCAATTAAATTTCCTATTTCTTCATTATTAGCTGATATACTTGCTACTCTTGCAATATCTTCTTTTCCATTAACTGTTGAGCTAATTTCCTTTAACCCTTCAACTGCTGTATTGACCGCTTTATCAATACCTCTTTTTATTGCCATTGGATCACTACCTGCTGCTACATTTCTTACTCCTTCTTTTATCATACTTTGTGCTAAAACTGTTGCTGTTGTAGTACCATCTCCTGCAACATCATTTGTCTTTGTTGAAACTTCTTTTACTAAACGAGCTCCCATATTTTCGAATTTATCTTCTAATTCTATTTCTTTTGCTATTGTTACACCATCATTTGTTATTAATGGTGCTCCAAAACTTTTATCTAAAACTACATTTCTTCCTTTTGGTCCTAATGTTACTTTAACAGTGTCTGCTAATTTGTTTACACCTTCCAATAAAGATTTTCTTGCATCTTCTCCAAATTTAATAACTTTTGCCATTTTTTATCCTTCCTTTCATTTATTAAGTTACAACTATTTTTATAAATAGCTTTTTTTATTTTACTTTATTATAAAACAATTGCTAATATATCATTTTGTTTTACTATTATGTATTCTTCTCCTTCATATTTTACCTTTGTTCCTGCATAATCACTAACAATGATGTTATCTCCTTTTTTTACATTCATTGTTTCTGCTTTTCCGTCTATAACTTCTCCTGGTCCTACTTCTATTACTTCTGCTATTTGTGGTTTTTCTTGAGCAGCTCCTGCTAATATAATTCCACTTTTAGTTGTTTCTTCGCCTTCTTTCATTTTTATTAATACTCTACTTCCTAATGGTTTAATCATATTTATTACCTCCTTATATTTTTAGCACTCTTCTTTGTTGACTGCTAATAATTTATACCCATTTTATTAAAAAGTCAATACTATTTTTATATTTTTCACACAAAGTTCACATATCTATTTTATTCATTGATACATAAGCTTATTACAATTTTTTCTATTTTCTTGCATTTTTATCCTATCCAGTTTATAATACTTATATGAAAAGATTAATTGTAGATAAAAAATATGATCAAAAAAAATTAAATAAATTTTTACAGGACAAAATTCCTAATCTTACATCTACTTTATTTTATAAAACTTTAAGAAAAAAAGATATTAAAGTAAATGGATTAAGAATAAAAGAAAATATTACCGTTTCAATTAACGACGAAATTTTAGTATATATCTCTGATGATTTATTAACTTCTAATATTAGTATAGATATATTTTTTGAAGATGATAACATTTTAGTAATTAACAAACCTTATAATATAGAGGTTACTGGTAATAACAGTTTAACAACATATGTTCATCAAAAATATTCCAAACGGTTTTAAGCCTATGCCTTGTCATCGAATAGATAGAAATACAACTGGTTTAGTTTTATTTGCTAAAAATGAAGAATCATTAAACATTCTTTTAAATAAGTTTAAAAATCACGAAATTGAAAAGCACTACTTAGCATTAGTATATGGTATTCCAAAACAAAAATATAAAAGATGTGAAGCTTACTTGTTTAAAGATAATAAAAAATCAAGAGTCTATATAAGTGATACTTTTAAAAAAGGTTATCAAAAAATCATTACTACTTATAATATTTTAGAAACGAAAAACAATAATACATGTCTTTTGGATGTTCAAATAGAAACTGGAAAAACACATCAAATTCGTGCACATCTTGCACACTTAGGCTACCCTATTATTGGAGATCGGTAAATATGGACTAAATGATATAAATAAAAAGTTCGGAAAGAAATATCAAATGCTTTGTAGCTATATAATAAAATTCAACTTTAAATCTAATTCTGGTATTTTAAATTATTTAACCAATAAAAGCTTTATATTAGATAAAAATAAATTTATATAATAAGGAGATTTATATGTTTAACAAAATAAATGTACTAATTAATGAAGAAAAATTACAATCAAGAATTAATGAAATAGCAAATGAAATATCGAATGATTTTAAAAATGAAGAAATCATATTAATCTGTGTTCTAAAAGGCTCTGTCTATTTTACAATAGACTTATCAAAAAAAATAACTAACAATTCTATTATATTAGATTTTATGAAAGTAAGTAGTTATGAAAATGGCTCTACATCTTCTTCTGGTAAAATAAATTTTGAGCTAGATATACATGAAAATATTGAAAATAAAAATGTAATTATTATAGAAGATATTGTAGATTCTGGATTAACTCTAAATTATTTATACAATTATTTAAGTAAAAAAAATCCTAAAAACTTAAAAATTTGTGTTCTTTTAGATAAAAAAGAACGAAGAACTGTACCTATAAAAATAGATTATACATGTTTTGAAATTGAAAATAAATTTGTTGTTGGGTATGGATTAGACTATGATGAAAGATATAGAAACTTACCTTATATTGGATATATTGAAGAAAATTAAAAATAAAAAAGGATTGATAATTTTTAAAGAATATCGTATAATAAAAAGGTACTTGGGGATGTAATGGTTTCGACATACTACCAGAAGTATAGATAGCAAGTAGTGGATTCTCGTTGGCCACTTTAAAAAACGGGAAAATAAAAATAAACGCTGATAAACAAGAATTAGCATTAGCTGCCTAATTGCAGTTACGTCTTATTTTAATATGCCCACGTATTTTAATAGGATGTCATAACTAGTGGGAAACGAAGCTACTTTTTCTTTTAATGTAGTAGGTATTTTAAAAAGATATATTATAATTTATCCTGTTTGTTGGAGAAATTGTAATGAATAAAAAAAACAAACTAAACTTGTAGAAATCTATGTGGAAAGTATTATGGACAGGAGTTCGACTCTCCTCATCTCCACCAAAAAATGAGACACTGGGGACAGTCCTTATTTGTCTCACATTTATTATTTTTTGCGGGTATAATTTAGTGGTAGAATGTCATGCTTCCGACCTGATAGCGAGGGTTCGATTCCCTCTACCCGCTCCATAAGATAAAATCGTCGCACCAATGTGACGTTAATGATTAAATCAATCTGAAAAGATTGATTTTTTTGTGCGTTATTGCAAAGAAAGGTGTGATGTGATATGATTAAAATAATTAAAAAGAAAATCAATATGAGTGATGAACTCAAAGCCAAAATTAATTGGTCTTGCAAATTTAATAACAGACCCTACCAGATTATTGAGGGTCACCTAAGAATTGTGGAACATACTAATCTAGCGTATGTTGAGCCACACAAAGTAATTATTGGAGATACACTATATTTATTCTTCAATGAACAAAAACATTTTTATATTGGGAATTTAAAGAAGAAAATCCCTATTGCTGATTTATCAGAATACATAGCAAGGCATTAATTAATTGAGAGTTTATATACTCCCATAATATTGGTTTATTTTGTCGTGTAAATAATCAATATAAAGTATAAGGTGTCTTGTTATGTGACACCTTTTTTGGTGCCTTTCATTAAAAGAAAAGGAGGAAAAATTATGAATAATGAAAGGATGATTGCAGCAGTTTATATTCGTGTTTCGACAGAGGATCAGGCACGAGAAGGATTTTCTTTAGGAGAACAAAAAGAAAAGTTATTACAACTCTGTGCATTTAAAGGTTATGAAGTATTGAAGGTTTATGAAGATGCAGGAATATCTGCAAAAGATATGGAACATAGACCAGCATTTCAAGAAATGCTACAAGATATGAGGGACGGAAAAATTAATTATATTGTAGCCTACAAACTAGATAGAGTTACTCGTTCAGTTCGTGATTTAGAAGAACTAATATCTCAGTTAGAAAAATATAATTGTTATTTAGTATGTGATAGAGATGATGTTAATACTTCTACTGCTAACGGAAGATTTTTTGTAAGAATGCTAACAGTATTATCACAGTTAGAAATTGAAATTGTATCGGAAAAAACTAAATTTGGACTTAATGGAGCAATTAAGTCAAGCCATTTACCAGATCCTGCCCCACTAGGATATAAGAAAGATGGTAATAAGAAAACTATTGTTGATGAAACAACTAAACCTGTTATTGAAAGAATATTTAAAATGTATTTAGAAGGCAAAAATTTTCAACAAATATCAAATGTCTTTAATGAAGAAAAATTATTAAATCCAAAGAAATGGAAAGACACGACTATTCAAAAGATAATTGATAACAAAATCTATATGGGAGATTATGAGCAA